AAGTTGTTTGCTAATACTAGCTCTATTAATAGCCATGATAAATCCTCCCTATTAAGCCGTTGACGCCGTAGCCGTTACAAAACGGTCACGGTGATGGTTGAGCCATACTTCTACAATCGGATAGGCATCAGAATCTTTTTCGTCAGGATACTGAGCTTTACCAATTACACGAACAGCCGCCGCAGCTTCCGTACCAGACGCTCCGTCTAGATAGTAGCTGGACTGACCTGTCGTCGTGCTGCCCGAAGAGGCAGTAGAACTAACAGTTACATTGTAGTTTTTAACAATGAGCAACTCAACCGCCGAAAGCGATAGAGAAGCTTGAATGTAATACGTCTGATCTGGATCAGTGATTACAAAGAATTTAACGTCCGTGGCACTAGTCCCACCCGGCCAATACCGAGAAAACTTCGGCTCTCCATTTTCAACATACTGGCAACCCATGAATACGCCTGATGGCTTGAGGGTCGCAGCAATGTAGGGGCTAATCGTAGCAAAGTTAGCACCTGGAAGAACAACGGGATCACCAGAGAAAATACTATTCGTTGGTGTGCCAGTCATTCCAGTCGAAGTCAACGCAATGGTATCAGTAACAGCTTCGTTATTGTAACCGCCACCTTTTTTGCGAGCGGGAATGAAACCACGAAATGCTTTAGTAGTAGACATGTTTCATCTCCTTAGTTAATAGAAGTCAGTCCTGAAAAGAGGTCTGTCTTCCTTTTGTTGTGACAGAGCGACTAGAATTAGTTACAGGCATGTTAGCTAAACGAGAATCAGAATTACCCATCAGTTGATGATTAACAGCATCCATCATATCGTTAGCTTTCTTTTCATAGTATTTATTCCTAGCCGCAGCTTTTTTGGATGGCATTTTAGCTAGAGCAAGATCAGCCCTATTTACTGTGCCTTCATACCGTCCACCCTCCCTCACGAAAGAGGTAGTAGCCAATTCAGGTACTTCTTCAGGAGAAACAAACACCCAGCCTTCTTGCTGACGCTTGCCTACGTTTGTGTAGTCATCTTGGCCGTTAAAGGAGACTCGTATCCAACGTAGAGTCAAACCCTCTGATGAGAAGCGTTCTTGTACAGCTTCTGGAATTTCTAGAGCATTTGGCTCTTCAAACGACCATTCTTCTTCTCGTTCTAAATTTTCTCTTTGATTACTATTACGTGATTCATTTCGTGTCATAATTCTCTCCCACGCTTATATTACGTTAGTGTACTCACCATCAGCGGTTGTTACTTTTAACTTTTCTGCGGCGTACTGTTCAAGAGGTATACCCCATTTGTTCGCAAGTCTTACGTCTTCTTTCGAAAGTTTAACTTTTGAACTAGAGTTCCGAGACGAGCGTGAAGCCCCTGAAACCACTTGAGAAGGTTGAGTCGTGTTTTCCTCCACACGGACTGAAGAGTTTCCAAAAGCTTTTGCCAAGCGTTTGTCAATTTCTTCGTAAAATTCATTATCATTTGGATCATATCCTTCTGATTTTAATTCTGCATCAAGAGCCAAAGCGGCAGCAGTCTTAATAGTATCTTCTCCAAACCAGTCGTTTTGTTCTGCCCACTCTTGGGCTTTAACATCAACAGCAGTAGTTTGAGGTTGCTGTTGAACTTGTGGTTCTGGTTGTTCTTCAAGTTCTTGCTGTTGTCTTGCTGTATTTACTTTCATACGTTGAAGCAACTTTAAGTCTGCTTGTGCATTATTTAATGTTTCTTGTGCCTCTAATACTTTTTCTTTTTCTCCACTATCGAAAGCTTCAAGGTAAGCTTCTTTAGCCATCTTAATAGTTTTTTCTAATGATTGCTCATTAGCATTTAAACTATTGCTAGTAATAGAAACAACTTCTTTATCTTTCTTACTCAAGTTATTTTTAAGTTCTTCATTCTGAGCAAGAAGAGTTTGAATGGTTTCTTCTCGTTCTTTACGCTGACGAACTAGCTGACGTATTCTTTTCTCAGCACCTTTTGTTTCTATACCCTCTAATTCTTTAGGAGCTTCTTCATCTTGAGGCTCTTCTTTAACTTCTTCTTCAGGTTCTTCTACTTGAACCACTTCTACTTTTTGTTCTTCTTCTTCAAGTTCAAATTCAATTTGTTGTTCTTCTTGAGGTTTTGCAGTTGTATCCACTTCACCCCAACCATCATTTTCGTTATTCATTACTTTACTCCGTTGCTAACGACACAAACGTGTTTTACGTTATACTACTATTATACCATATAAATGTTGTTTTCCCAAATCACGCAGAACCTTTTGTTAAATTAAATGTAGGATCAAGGTCTTTAGGATCTTCTACTTGCATAACAATCTGGTCATCAAATAGAAGAATTAGTCGAACGCCTTTGTAAACCATCTTAGTTCCAGTGTGTTTACCATAGCATACATAGTCTCCTACCTTACACCAAGGACCGTTAGGAAACTTTTCTTTCTCTGCATATGCTAGATCACCAAGAGCAATAACTTGTCCTACAGTTGTAAGATAAGACATGTCTTCTTTGGTTGAGTCTGGAATAAAGATTCCACCTTTAGTTTGACTCTTAACAGATATTGGACGAACAAGGACATGATATCCTGGTAGTTCTGGTAGTGGCGAAGGATCAGGAACATCCTCTTTATCTGTAATCCACAAATCATTTTTAACCGCCCCACCCATAGCTACTTGTTGCATTTATTTAGTCATCCTCCATGTGTAATCGTTTTTTAACGATATCTCTTAAATTATCTCTGGCCCATTCGATACCGTGAATTGAACCAACTATTTGTCTGTAGTGGCAGAAGTCTTCTGCAATACCTGCACCAAGAGTACTTCTTAGTCTGTCTATCTCTTGATTAAGCTCTACCCCAATTTCATCCCAGATTTCCATTACTTACTTTTTTTAGAATCCGAAACTTTCCAAGAACTTTCGTCCCACTTATTAAGTGCGCTACGAATATTACGACCACCCGTAATGTCTTGTTTGTAAGGATCACCAAAACTTTTATCAGTATCCTTTACATGAGACGGATAGCCTTTACCCTTCTGCATCATTTCTCATCTCCTTAAATTGACTGTCTGCTAGTTTAATTAAATTCTCAAGTGCAGCTTGATCCATCTCCTTGTCATCGTCTTGTTGTTTCTTTAACATGTCAACAAGAACTTTAACATACTCTTTCTTATCTGCTAGATCAAGTTTACCTTCTTCTATCTGTAGTTTAGTTTGTAGTTCAGCTTCTTTGATTGCTTCTTTAGATACTCTATTTTCTTCAGCCTGTTCTTCTCTAGACTTAGACTGTGCTGTAGCTTTAAGCATATCTATGATCTGACCAGTTTCTTTCATCTCAAGTTCTTTATTCTTTAACTCAAGTTCTGCTGCATCAGATGCTGTTTGTGATTGTATCTTTGCTTGTTCAAGCTGTACCTTTTGTTGTTCAAGAGCAACAAGCTGTTGTTCTGGTGACTGTGCCTGACCAGCAGCCATGTTAGCGTTCATTACTTGTTGTGCTGCTTGTGCCAGTGCCATCTCTGTAGCAGCAGGTGTAACCTGAGAAGGATCAACCTGTTGAAGCATTTGTTGTGCTACACCATTCATTTGCTCTTGATATTTCATTACTGAGTGTTCTTGTACGTTAGCCTGTAAGATAGGAGCAATACGTTGCATGATAGGATTACCACCATTAGCAGGGTCTTGCATGTAAGCCATCTTTACCTGTATATGAGCATCATGATTCTGTCCAGCAAAGGCACCAATAGGTAATCCTTTTGTTGCTGCCATTATATCAGAGACAGGATCAAGTGGCTGTGCTGTAATCTTTGGTGGAATGATGTCATCTACGTTTGGCATATTCGTAGCATTAAGAATTGTACGATTAAGTTCTTCCATATTAAACATACCAGGAGGAGACTGCTGTGCCATCTGTAGAACCATATTAGCCATCATCATACGGTGTGCATTGCTAGGTATGTTAGGATCAGATACAGGAACAATATCTACACGACCATCAAAGTCAGCCTTGAAGATACTACGACTTTCAAATGGTACGTCATATGGATACTCACCTGGAAGATAGTCATAGTCAATCCTAGCAAGGATTCTAAATTCATCTCGTTGTGACTTGTGTATTCTTTTATGAATAGCACTAAAGAACTTACTAGATGCTTCTAGCAGGGCCATTGTTGTTCCAACGGGTCCATAGGAGGCAGCATCAGAAATAACTTGTTCTGTGCTATCCGCAAACTTCTGACCAGCAGCAGTTACGAAATTCAACATCTGGAATAGAACAGAGGAAGGCTCTTTATAAGGAAGGGGAATAATAGCCTTTGATAAATCTACACCAGTTGCTTCAACCTCCTTGAACTCGCCAGGAGATATAGGTTCGTTGTCGCCAACAATCCGTATCCCCTTTGACTTAAACCCTCCAGGTAAATTTGCAAATTGCCCTGCGTCTATTAATGATCTCATTGCGGCAGTAGCACTCATAGTCAAATTACCCAAGAAGTGAATAAGTCCAAGTCCGTAGAATCCAAAACCAGGAACAAACCTATAATGCACAAAGTGGCTTATCTTCTCTTTGCTCTTGTCATCTTGTTTATAGTTTCTACGAATACTTAAAACTTTTCTAGAATCTTTTTCTACCGTAACAATATACGGGCAGGATTCTTCTTCTCCTTCGATGTCTAGATAGCAGTGTTGTTCAAGAAGAACATATTGTGGATCGTTATCGTAGTCGGGAGACAATCCAATAATTGTATCCATCTTTTCACTAAAGCCCGTTACAGGATTAGAAGATGGTGTTACTAGTTCTGTATCCATGTAGATACCTGCATTGATATCTTTATTCATTTCTACAAGACTACGATAGATTACATGTGTGTAGCGTTCTGCATTGGATAGATCAGAAGCATAGTAAGACACATAGAACTGGTCAATAGGAATAAACTCTGAACGTGGACGCTTAACCGTAGCATCATAGTACATCTTTTTAAAAGCAGACCCAATCAGTGGAAGATGGAATAGCATCCGCTCAAACTCTTCAAAGTATTCAGGCATCTGCTCCGTAAGCTGATAGTTCATAAAGTTCTGAACCCTGTTGGCCTGTTGTTCTTTCTCTGTGGTTGAGTCACCTAGTATCTGTGCTTTGATAGGACCATTGGAGGGAAAGAGTTCACCTGAAGCTTTTGATTGGAACTTAACAGCCGACTCAATCAATAGTGGGTGAACCGCTGTACATGCACCTTCAAATGGTTCTGTGCCTTGCTGTAGTTTAAGACCTAATAACTCAAAGCCTCTTTCAAACATAGTTTCCCCCCCAGATCGTGACTGGGAAAC